CGCCAATGGTGATGGTTCCGTCTGCGTTGGTCGGAATTGCACCGGCCTGAGTCGTACCGAGGGTTGCAGCGTCGAACACGTTGGTGCCGGCGTTGAACGTCTCAGTCGTAGCGATTGCATCGCCAGCCACGCCACCAACGACAGCGGTCAAGACCGCGTCGTTGCCGCCGAAGGCTGCTATCGAGACGGTCGCATGCGCAGTCTGCGAAGCGGCGTAGTCCTCGCCGGGCGTACCGGAGAGATCAAACGCAGCAACCAGACTCGCCTGGGCCGTTCCGACGTTAGTGCCGATCGGGACGTTGCCATCAACATCCGCGATCGCAACGCCGTCTACACCAGCAACGGTCGTACCGAGCGTCGCAGCATCGAAGATGTTACCAGCCGGTCCGAAGGTCTCCGTGCAGTCGATCGAGTCGCCTGCCACACCTGCGGTGTCTGCTGTGATAATCAGGTCATCGCCAGTCCATGACGTTCCCGCCGAAACGGTTGCGTGCACGGTCATCGATGCGCCATACTGAGTACCGGCATCGCCGGACAGGTTGATCGCGTCGATGATGTTCTGCTTCGTCTGCAGGACAGTTGCACCAATCTGGATCAATCCGTCGGTACCAGCCGTGATGTCGTCCTTGAACGTGTACACACGCGCATCGAGCGTCATCGTGTTGGTGTCGACCGGAAGCGTGTCGATCGTCAGCGTGCAAGCTGATGCGACTGCCAGAACGTAGTCGGCCACCCAGGTGTACACCCGGGAGTCAACAGTCATGGTGTCGCCGATCGTCGGCTGCGTGTCCATCGTCAACGTACCCTGGGAGGGAACATCATCCGAGAACAGGTAGACCTTCGCGTCGATGGTCATCGTATCGGTGTCAGCCGGGTTGGTGTCCAAGGTGAGGATACCTTCAGCGGCATTGGCGACTTCGCCGTCGAGATCGCCGACTGCAATAGCCGACCAACTGGAGCCATCGTCTGACTCCTGGAATGCGAACGTGTGAGTGCCATCGGTCCAATCACCGACGTGAAGGACAAACACAGCGCTCTGGAAGTTGGCCAGCGTCTGGCGCCGGTCAACAGTCGTACCGTTGGTAGTCGCCGTATAGCCCTTCGCTACGAGCGACTCCTTTATCTGAATCTCGTTGTAGAGCTGCTTGTTGCCCACTCTTACTCATCCTCCTGCTTCTCGTCGGCCTTCACCCGCGCGGGGCGAGGCGTCTTGGGTTTGTCCGGCGGTGCCGGCTTCTCGTCGTCTTCGGGCTCGGGCTCCGGCTCCGGCTCTGGTTCGGCCTCAGCCTCGGCCTCAGCCTCAGCCTCGGGCGCTGAGCGAGTTTCGACTTCGGGAACCGCAGTTGCGACTTCGGCGCCCTTTGAGTCTTTGCCCTTGATCTCTGCCACGTCGGGCAGAACCTTCTCAGCGTGACCTCGTTTGATCCACTCGCTCGCAAGGAACGGGTTGACATCAACGATATCGCCAGCCGCTGCGTCGAGAGCGGCCACGGGCGTCAACAATCGTACTTTCATAGATTCCCTCCAGGGTTAGATGGGCGGACGAGGAATACTCCCCGCCCGCCCAAATCGTTTCGGCCCTACTAGTTCATGGTTGCGGTGACGAACGGATCGTTACCAGCATCCACCTTACGCGCGTCGGTCCTGGCGAAGGCCAGGAAACCAACCTGCAAGTAGTCGGCGTACCGCTCCGTGAGGCGCAGCACCTGGAAGCCCTTGACATCCCTGACCCAGTAGTGGGACAGGTCGCCGAAGACGAGAGGCGTGAGCCCCGTAGTCGCGGCGGGCATGTTCTGGTCCACGGTGTACTTGAACCCGTTGATGGAGTTCGGAACCCCACCGGTCAGTCCAGGCACCCACAGCGGACGGCCCGTGGTATCGACGAGCTGACGGCACTTCTGGAGGAAGTCGTCGCTGATCAGATACTCGCCGGCGCCTCTGTAGGCAGCATCGACACTGTGCTCGATCTCAACGAGCTCGGCATAGGTCGGGACCGTCGCCGAAGCAAAGGTCACTGCGGACGTGGTGCCAGTCAGAATGCCCTCAGGCTGGTTGGTGCCAGTACCCGAGATCATGTAGGTCGACTGCACACGGCCGATGCGCTCACCGAACTTCCGTGCGAGGAAGCTGTCCATGTTGAACGCGCTGTCCTGCAGGAGCTGGTATGAGACTCGGACGATCTTGCTCGACCAGACGTAGGCCCCGAGGACCTTCTGTCCGAACGCGACGTCCTGAGTACCGGCCTGCACGTTCTCCCCCAGGAGCTCACCAGAGTTGCTGGTGTCATCCGAGGTCGGAATCGGCAGGTCGCCACCATCACCGGTCGTGATCTTACTCACGCCCGAATTCAGGATGCCACCGAAGGCGAGACGCGCTTCGATGATCTCATTCCAGAACCCCTCAGGCACGGTGTAACCACCTGCTGAGTCGGTGCCGGCTGCCAGGGCACGCTGCTCGGGGAGGAAGAGCTGACGCTCCGTCAGGAGCTCCCGGTCTTCGTCTTCCAAGTCACCGATACCTCTACGGATGAACGCGCTAAACGCGGTCTCGTAGCGGGCATCAACGACTGCCTGGCGCTCGTCGGCCGAAATGGCCTTCTCTTCGGGAGCGACGGGGAGGTCCTTGGGGACACTCATCCGCTCAGCGACCGTCTTCGCCTTCTCCAGGCGTGCGATCTCCGAATCGATCTCTTCGAGGCGGGCTTCCGCCTCATCATAGTTGGGGATGTCTTCACTGCGAAGGCCGTCCTCGCCGAAAGCGAGTTCCTTCATCCGCTCCCACACCGAGCCCTTCTCGGCGTACAGGTCACGAAGTTGCTGTTCCATTAGAGGTCCAGTCCTTTCTCGCGGGCAATCGCCCGCATCCTGAGCTGAATTCTCTCCAGCTCCGTTGCTTGGTCATCGTCGAGTGGCTCATCGCCGGCTCGGGTGTCGTCGATGAGAATCCAATTCGTCGTGGCCCAATCTGCGGGCCAGTTGGTGGAGTCGCCATCGACTGTGATCGTCAACGAGGTGTCGGCGATCGGGATGGAAGTGCGGGGAGCGGCTTCCGGTGCTTCGCATGTCCCCGCCAACTCGCACAGCGCCTTTGACGCTGAGCGAAGGACGGGTTCCATGTCTGCATCGAGCGAGTCACCAAAGGTGAGCGCTCGAAGAATTGTGGCGCGGTCGTCTTCATCGACGCCTAGCGCCTCGCCAAGGATATCGAGGCCAACTCCGCGAAGGAATGTCTCGGCATCTTCATAAGCGGGGTAGGTGACGCTTGACGTGTCGAACAGCTGCGCCTCCTTGATCGTTCTCAGTGGAAGCTCGCCCTTGCCGTCTTCGTCGGGCTCTATCCACTCTTCTTTGATGACTCGGAATGCGAAGGATGACTGATCCACGTCACCGCGGGCCACCTTCGCCCGCACGGTCTGTGCCTGCGGGTCATCCATGTTCAGCTCGGCTTCGAATGCCAGGCCGACCTTGTCCTCGCTGAGTTGCAGGCTGCCGTTCTTCGTGCGAGCCAGCACCCAGTTCGGGTCGTGATTGAACAGGTGGCGGACGTCCGCCTCTTTGATCGTCTTGGTGAAAGCGCCTGGCGCAATCTTCTCTCGGAAGAAGCTGCCAATGACGGTTTCCTTATTGAAGACAGCGGCGTGACCGGCCAGGACCGGGCTTGAATCGTCGCCGTCTCCCTCACGCAGTTCGACGAGCTCAGGCATCGACCTGAGTTCACGCCCAAATGCATCTAGGTGGCTGCGTACGTATGCGCGAGCCTTGTCGGTCCGGGTTTCCACTACTCGTCCTCCTGCTTGGTTGGGTCCGGCTCTGGTTCGTCCGGCTCTTCGGGTTCGAGTTCCTTCTTCTGCTCGTCCGTCATGGGCGGCAGTCCTTCGAGACGCCTGACCTCGTCAGGTGTCATCGCTTTGATGTTGACCATCGTCTGGTAGAAAGCAGCGCGAGTCTTGTGGTCTCCTCGCAGCAAGCCAGTCACGTCGAAAACAACGATCACACCTGGCCCGACCAGTTCCTTTGTGAACCTCGCTTCAATCCGGTCCAGGTATCCTGGCCGGAGCGTGTACATGACGAAGCCGGTGTTCTGGTTCTCGATGCCTGTGCCCCACGATGTGGTGCGGTCGGTCTCACCGAGGAGGTGCGGCGGAATGCCGAACAAACGAGCGATCTCAGCAACCTGGAAGCGCCTGGTCTCAATGAACTGGGCGTCCTGCGGTGGCAGGGCAACCTTCACGAACTCAGCGCCAGCATCCAGGACAGCGATCTCGTGCGCCTTCTCGACGCCGCTCATCTTGTCGTTGATCCGCTTCTTCAGCATCTCCGCCTGGCCGGCGTCGAGCTTCTGCTTGGTCTGGAGAATCCCTCCGACCATGGCCCCGTTGGACCAGAGGCGGTTGGCGAACTCTTCAGCCGACAGACCAGCAGCGATGGCTTCTCGCGCCAGCGCGATCGGGCTGAGGCCCTTCACCCCGTCGTAGCCGAGGCCTGGGATGTGAAGGATGTCGTCAGGAAACATCGTGACCTGATCGCCGTCGTCGCCAAGCAAACCAGTAGCATCCCTATGGGATACATTGACCTGAAAGAACTTACCGCTAGGCAGCCCATCAGTGGGCTTGACTCTACCTGGTGTCACCCTGTCTGGTAGGATCGGCCAAAGCTGGACGACGTTGTTGAACTGGTCGCGCCGCTTAATGAGGTAGGCATTGCCCCACAAAGCGAGGTGGGCAATGATGATCTCGTTGATTTCGAAGCCAGTCATCTCCGGGTGAGGATCGTCAATCACCGGGGACTCAACAATGGCTCTGTCTGTCTTTCCCATCGCTGAGATGGGAAGTGAGGCGCCCGTTCCCGCCAGGATGGC